GTCCTTTCACATTGATACGGTACTCTATGCTAACGAGATGAACCAGCGTGGGCATCTAGATAACCTGTTACAACATGACTATCTCATAAATACAGTGAGGTCTAGACGCCGCAAGTCAAACAAGTGGCCAAAGCCTTCTGATGACAACGATATTAAAGCCGTCATGGAATACTATGAGTGCAATTACAATCGAGCTAAGGACTATCTTACTGTCCTAACCGCTAACCAGCTCGCCGTAATCCATGATAGGACTAAGAAGGGTGGAGCTGATGATAGATATAGCAGAAATGGTAGAAGTAAGACTGAAGAATCCTGAGGACTTCCTAAAGATTAAGGAAACACTCACTCGTATTGGTGTTGCTTCTCGCAAGGACCAGACTCTTTATCAGTCATGCCACATTCTTCATAAGCAGCGTAGGTATTTTATCGTACACTTTAAGGAGCTATTTGCTCTTGACGGTAAGCCAACCAACTTTGCTGAGGAAGATGAGATGCGTAGAAATACCATCGTCAATCTTCTAGAAGAATGGGGTCTGGTTGAGATTGTGAATCCAGATATGACAAAGGATAAGATTGCGCCCATCTCACAGATCAAGGTGCTTTCTCACAAAGAGAAGTCTGACTGGCTTCTAGAAGCAAAGTATACCATCGGAAAGAAAAGGGGTAGCTGATGGCTGACTTTATTGAACCACTTAAGGTCGCTCTAGCCGATACGTTTGTATTTGGTCTAAAGGCCCAATTCTATCATTGGAATGTTCAAGGTCCAAATTTTAAACAGTATCATGATCTATTTGGTCTGATTTATGAGGATGCAAATGATGCAATTGACCCTCTAGCGGAATTTATTCGCGCATCTGGTTCATATGCGCCTGGTACTTTGGGTAGATTTAAGGAACTAACTACACTGGTTGAGTTGGATACAATTCCAGATGCTAAGACTATGATAATGAATCTCTCGCTTGAAAATGATAAAGTAATTATGACGATCAAGACTGCATATGAGGCAGCCGATAAGGCTGGTGCATATGACGTATCCGATTTTCTTGCGGCACGTCTAGCCTCACATAAGAAGCATGGTTGGTTCCTGCAATCAACTATTGGTAATAATGTAAAGGAGTGATTATGTCAAATTTTACTATGGTTGCTGACTTTATGCGCTCGGGTGAGCAGGAAGTCAATAAAACGCCAACTTGGCCTAGTGAAGAAGTTTGTGTGCTTCGATACAGACTAATTGAAGAGGAGCTTAATGAGCTTCATGACGGTATGCTCAATGCTAATATTGTAGAAATTGCTGATGCATTAACCGACCTTCTTTATGTCGTGTATGGTGCCGGTCATGCATACGGTATTGATCTGGATCGTTGCTTTGCTGAAGTGCATCGTTCAAACATGAGCAAGTTCGTTGATGGTAAGATCATCAAGGATGCAAATGGTAAGGTGCTAAAGCCTAAGACATATTCGCCACCCGATCTTTCATTTCTTCTTCCGGAAATGAATGAGTTGCCCTTGACAGAAGGGTAATTAGTTGCTAAATATAGACAGCATTGCCCACTTGGGGATGCTATCTATATCAATCTCGCTTATTCAAGGAGACACAAAATGGTTTATTTCCCCGATCTGTCCAAGCTGGACACGTTCGCAATTGGTTTCAATGATATCTCTAAGCGTCTATATGAAGCCTCAGAGAGTTTGTCTAAGGCTGTTCCGGGCTGGCCGCCCTACAATATTGCCAAGGTTGACGAAAACAAGTATGTGATCGAAGTCGCGGTTGCGGGTTTTGGTCGTTCGGACCTTGAGATTGAAATTCAGGATAACAAGCTCCTGATTCGCGGCGCCACAAATAACGATGGAAATGGTCCGACCTTCCTCCACAAGGGAATCGCAGATCGCGCCTTCCGCCGTGAATTCCATCTGGCTGATACCATCGAGATAAAAAATGCTGAGATGGTTAACGGTCTCTTGAAGGTGTGGCTGGAAAATATTATCCCCGATAATAAGAAGCCTCGCAAGGTGGATATCACAGATCCATCTACACAAAATCAACAACTAAACGGCTGATCAAATCAGCCCAACTCGGGGGAGAGGTTAAGCCTCTCCCCTTTTCTTTTGGAGAAAAAGATGTTAGAGAAATTTAAATCGGCCGCAGATCGGTTTGCTAAGATATATACAGAGTGGCGTATGTGTCATGAAATCGCATACACTCTCGCCGACCATAGAATTGCCAAAGAGCAGCGTCAATTGCTTCAGGCCCGTCTAGATGAACTAAACACTCGTCATTAAGGAGAAACCAATGCTAACAGCAGAAACCCTACGCAAGTGCTTTCCTAAGGCTAACCCAAATAATCTCAATGCATATGCAGATGCGCTTATCGCAGCTTGTGAGGAATTTGAGATTAATACACCCAAGCGCCTTGCGGGATTTCTGTCGCAGACGGCGCATGAGTCCGCACAGTTTTCGGCCATCAAGGAAAACTTAAACTATAAGGCCTCAGCTCTAACTGCTCTTTTTGGTTCTCGTATCACCGCTGCTCAGGCTGCCGAGGTTGGTCGTGATGATGCGACTAAGAAGCCTGCAAATCAGGAAGGTATCGCAAACATCATCTATGGTGGTGCATGGGGTGCAAAGAATCTCGGTAACGTAAATGAGGGTGACGGTTGGGCTTTCCGCGGCCGCGGCCTAATTCAGCTAACGGGTCGTAGCAATTATACGCGATGCGGTCAGGGTCTCGGTAAGGATCTAACTACTGACCCGTCATATCTTGAAACGCCTGAGGGTGCTGCGCGCTCTGCTGCTTGGTTTTGGAAGTCACGCGGTCTGAATGAGGTTGCTGATACAGGCGATGTTCGTAGAATGACAAAGCTTGTCAATGGTGGCGATCTCGGCCTAGCGGATCGTGAGCATCACTATCACGAAATTCTAGGTGCATTGGGCGATCACTAATGCCTAAGAAGCATCCGGTGCTTGGTATAAAGCTAATCACCGGTGAAGATTTAATATCCCATGCTCGGTTCGATGATTTGAGCCGAGCATGGACTCTTTTTAATCCAGGATTATTGGTTGGTATGACCAGTAGTGCAGGTGCGCCATCAGTAGGTATAACTGATTATATTCCATTTACAACTAATAAGACAATAAAAATTGCTGAAAACAATATTCTCTTTACATATGACCCAGACAATGAAATGGTCACAGGTTACATTAGTAAAGTAGAAACTGACGAGTTGCCTAAGAACGAAAATATTGTACCCTTTACCCGCAAGTAAAACAGCTAATGCAAAATGATTTAATGGTAGTTGTAGAAAGCTATAAAACTCCATATCAAATTTTACATGATACCACTAATTTCTTTCGTGGATTTTCTCTCAAATTTTTTATACCTAATTTATCAACCTTGATTAGAGATAGTAATATCCAAACCGCACTTGATTATGGTTGCGGTAAAGCCGAGCTTCATGAATTATATCATTTAAAAAACTTATGGGGTCTAGATAAATTAGACAAATATGATCCTGGTGTAAAGCAATGGAATAAGATTCCAACTTCTTCATATGATTTGGTTTTCTGTATTGATGTTATGGAACATCTTGAAGAAAATGATATCGATCTTTTTCTATCTCATATTCATAGTTTGACTAATAAGGTTGCATTTTTTTCTATATCAACAAGACCTGCGGTAAAAAAACTACCTGACGGATCAAATGCTCATAAAACAATTCAACCTGCTTATTGGTGGCGCGAGAAAATAGATAATATATTTAAAGACAAATTAGCTATTGTAAATTTTTCTTTATAGATTTCCCTTTACACGCAATCAATAACCGTATATAATGGTGGCATGACAAAATTCTATACCTTTGCCTTTCAAATCGGCGATACCATTCACGTACGTGGCTATGAGAATGGTATTCGCTTTTCTGACCGCATCAAATATCAACCCACTCTGTTTGTGCCATCCAAGGGTGGTCATTCTAAGTCTGGTTGGCGCAATATGTTTGAGCGCATCCGCGAGGCCAAAGACTTTATCGAAAAATACAGCGATGTATCCAATTTCGATATCTATGGTCTGCCGCGATTTCAGTATGCATTCCTCAATGAGGAATATCCTGGTGAAATCCAATATGATCGTGACCTGATTGAGCTTGCCAATCTTGATATTGAGGTCGGTTCTGAAAACGGCTTCCCAACTCCAGAGCTAGCGCAAGAACCAATCACGGCTATCACGCTAAAGCGTGGCAAGAAAATCATTGCAATGGGTTGCGGTGACTATCGGCCGTCGCATCATGCTGTGCGATATATTCGCTGCCGCGATGAGCGTGACCTGCTAGAGACATTCCTGATCGAATGGGAGCGCGGTTACCATCCTGAGATTGTCACTGGTTGGAATATTACATTCTTCGATATTCCTTATCTGGTCAATCGTATCTCTAAGGTCCTTGATGAGAAGGCTGCAAAGCGACTGTCCCCTTGGGGGTTTATCTCGCAGCGCACTACTAACATCATGGGTAAGACGCAGACGGCCGTTGATATCGCCGGTGTTTCTACGCTAGACTATCTTGAACTCTACAAGAAGTTTACGTATTCGCAGCAAGAGTCGTATCGCCTTGATCATATCGCTCACGTTGAACTTGGTGAGAAGAAGCTAGACTATTCTGAATACGGTTCGCTGCATAGGCTCTATAAGGAAAACTATCAGAAGTTCATCGACTATAATATCAAAGACGTTGAGCTTGTTGATCGTCTTGATGAGAAGATGAAACTCATCGACATGGTTCTTGCGCTTGCATACGACGCTAAGGTCAATTATACAGACGTGTTTACGCAGGTAAAGATGTGGGATGTTCTAATCCACAATCACCTGTGGAAGAAGAAGGTCTGTGTACCGATGACTGGTGGTGGCAGCAAAGACGAGGCCTATGTTGGTGCATACGTTAAGGAGCCTCTAGTTGGCGCGCATCAGTGGGTGCTGTCATTCGACTTGAACTCTCTGTATCCGCATCTTATTATGCAGTATAACATCTCGCCTGAGATGCTTGACCGAGAAAACCGTGTTGATATTACGGTCGATCAATTGCTTGATTCTAACTTCGCTCCGCCGTTGCGGACAGGCTACAGTCTTGCGGCCAATGGTCGATATTTCAGCAATGCGCGACAGGGCTTTCTGCCTGAGATGATGGAGCGCATGTATGATAGTCGCTCCGAATATAAGCGCAAGATGATTCAGGCTCAAAAGAATGTTGAGTCGGCCAAGACACCTCAAGAAAAGCGAGAATGTGAGAAGGCTGTATCTCGATACAAGAACATGCAGCTTGCAAAGAAGGTTCAGCTAAACTCAGCTTACGGCGCAATCGGCAACCCTTACTTTCGATTCTATGACCTCAATCAGGCCACAGCTATCACGGTTGGTGGTCAGCTTTCCATTCGCTGGGCTGAGGTCAAGATCAATGAGCATATCAATAAGCTGCTCGGTACAACTGACAAGGACTATGTGATTGCGGTTGATACCGACAGCCTTTATATCACCCTTGATGATCTTATCAAGAAGGTGTTTAAAGACAAGGAGCCAACAAAGGAGCAGATCGTCAACTACCTCGATAAGGCAGCATCGCAGGGCTTCGAGCCTATTATCGATAAGATTTATGCTGGCCTGCAAGAGCATATGAATGCATTTGCACAGAAGATGTCGATGAAGCGCGAGGTTATCGCAGACCGCGGTATCTGGACTGGTAAGAAGCGATACATTCTCAATGTGCATGACTCTGAGGGTGTGCGATATGAGAAGCCAAAGCTAAAGATGATGGGCATCGAAGCTGTCAAGTCATCGACGCCGGGCGCATGTCGAAAGGCAATTAAGGATGCGCTTGATATCATCATGAATAAGGATGAGGCGACTCTGCAAGAATTTGTCGCATCTTTCCGTGAGCAATTCAACAAGCTTCCGTTTGAAGATGTTGCATTTCCTCGCGGTGTGCAGGGCCTGACAAAGTATTCGCGCGCAGAAAAGAGTGTGCCGATTCATGTGCGAGCAAGCCTTGCATATAATCGTCGCCTCAAGCAGCTTGGGCTTGACAAGTCATATCAAGCCATCAAGGATGGTGAGAAGGTCAAGTTTTGTTATCTTAAGATGCCAAACACTTTGGGTGAGAATGTTCTGGCTATTCCTTCTATGCTTCCTCCTGAGTTTGAGGTCAGCCAATACATAGACTATAGAATGCAGTTTGACAAAGCATTCCTTGACCCGCTTCGTTCGATCCTAGACGTGATCGGTTGGCA